CATTTATTTGGCACCGGGTGTGTCCACCCATTTGTACCGGATTTTGCGACCACGGACCATTTCTGATCCGAAGACGCTACCGACCCTCGAAAGAGCCGGCCCACTATCCTTACCAGGACGGTGGTATCCTTTGAAACGCATTCCATTACTCCTACGGAGCCAGTCCCAATAAGGGGCTCGGCCATTGTTTCGGCGGCGACGACCATCAATGCGTAAAGCCTTGAAAGTCGTTATACCATCCTTCACACGTGGAACATTAATTGGAAAGGTAGGTGATACCCAATCCAATAAGGAGATGCGTACACAGGCCGTTTCTGGCTCTGTGTTTGGTCCGAAACTCACAGTGCAGACCCCATTGAGACATTCTAGAATGTAGTCAACAGTTCTAGGTATCTCAGTAGGGTGCCATCGCTCCTGTAAACCATTGAGGAGTTTATGACATTCTGCGATATACTGTGTTTTGGGGACCTTCTTCATTTGGCATTCAGGTTGGTAAGGGCGAACATCGAAACCTCGATAATAGTCGCCCCCGCAAGATTCGCGGAATTTTACCACATGACAATGACAGCTACTCCAAAATGACTTGTCCGAATTAACGGTAAAGCCAAGAGAGCGTGCAAAAGCCATAAAAGGCTCCGCGGCTCGGTTGGGGAGTATAATGTCATCGCCATAAACACTAACAAGACCTCGCAAGGAGAGCTCATTACATGTTACCTTAGCTAAAGCCCAAAACAAAAGTGTTTGTAAGGGGAATGTATGTCCAGAACCCATTAGCATTAACGAAGACAGGGTTCCCCCTGTCTGCGTTGCACCATGGGACCAAGCATCCATTCTAACAATACGTAACACTTCTTGCCAAGACTCCGGCAAGAACTCCACCAAATGTTGCATGGTGAAGCTGTCTGATGCTTTACTCATATCAATCGTGGCCGATTGGCCATCAGCAGAGCCTTTTGCGGCCCACTGTTTATGACGATCTTGTTGGATCGCCAGATTGATAGGAGTACCAGCCTCCACTCGGTGCCGTATGTAGTTGCCCAATCCCTTGGAGAGGAAACCTCCCACTGTGGAATCTAGGCCTATAACACGGACAGCCTTGTGTGACTTCGGTACAGTTTCAATTTGTACAGTATTGACACGCTCAAAGGTTTTTATGCCTTTCCGCGTTGCTCGGAGAAGATGTATGTCCTCCGAACGCACGTAATTAAAGAGGGCCAACTGGTCCTCCGTACCATTCAAGTGTTCAACCCTAACATCAATATAGGATTTTGCACGTGGCAGATTACGTGCCGCCTTCTTCCCAAACCCGCACCATAAGGAGAATTCATGTAAATCGAACTCGCCTAGAATCTCACCAACCAATGCTTTGACCTTTTTACAAAAAGGTCGAGCCGAGGGTTGGATAAAGAGGCTCTTGGATTGAAATTCAGAAAAGTCTTTTAGACATTCTTCCGTTAGCTTCTCTTCTGGGATATCATCCCCAAAAATGAGTCGTTTATGGAATGTGTCAATCTGATACCACCTCTTAAAGGCGGCCGGATCGCCGATGCCGTGATACCCTGTAGGGCATACGGTCCGACGATCACAGATTTTCGAAAGACCGAACTCGCGCAAGCGCGAGCCTTCTGGCGTGATGTCAAAAACAAGTGACTTGAAGATCTCATTATAGAGCTTCTCCAAATCGTGGTCGGTTTTCTTCCGACCCCTATGGTTCTTGTGTGATACCATAACAGATGTCCTCAAGGTATTATTTTACCTCGTTAGAGTATGTCTCATAGACAACTTTACCTGCTGGAACATTAATATCGTTCCACCAATCTCTAAAGCCACCGTAAGCTTCGGCAGCTACGAGAAAGGCGCAGGCGTACAAAACGAGTTCGCGCCAAGTCATGGCCGCGCACCCGAGTTCCAGAAATAATCTAGCTCCGAGTCGATGATCAATTGTGCACCCTTCTCACGAAGAGTGCCAATCAACGTCGATACCGCGGCAAGATGTACTGGGCTCACCTCCATTTCAACTCTTACCAGGCTATAATGCATGCCTGTATCAGCGTCATAATGGGGAATAACGAGCGTACATTTACTCTTTTGTTTGGACCAGGCACCCGACTGCGTTACAGCTGCAGCGCGGGACACGAGAACAACTTCCTCGCGTGCCATAATGTCTGTTACGGAACTGTCTCCATAGGCAGTGCCATTAACAACATTTTTACCAACGGGAGCGAATGTTTGATTCGTTCCGCCAGTGGTGGCTGTAGTGCCACCGGTTAGAAGAGTGATGGTACTCATCCTTTATCTCCTTTTCGAGGTTAGGATCCCCTTTAAAATTGCGATTGATAAAGTAATCGCATCAGCAGTCCTAAGCGCTGAGAGTTTCTCAGCCTGCATCTGCGGCAATAGTGGTGGCTCAATATCGGGAACGCGCGCCATGACAAAGTGGTGATAATTAACAGCCCTGCCACCTGTAAAAGTGACGGAGCCTTCACCCTTTGTTTCAAGCGTGCCGTACCGATCCACAACCGTTGTCACATAGCTAGACTCTATCTCGAGATTGGTATCCCGGATAGAAGTGAGCCAATCCCCGACGCCGAGAAACCAATCGACGACGAAGGACAACGGGACAATTTCCCATGTACCTCTGATCACATCCCATAAACCAGTTCCGAGTGGAGCTGGATCACATTGCGTTTTAACACATATACGCGCAGTGCTGGAAACCTGATCAGTTAGGGTTAGCTTTCTAACAATGATACCGTTAGAAGTTCCCCATGCTTGCCGGTCCTCAAGGTTCGTTACTTGATCCTTAAGAACAACGCGAGCATCATACGTTCTGCGATCAACCCCGCCCTCAATTGCTGCAATAGCATCCGAGATAGTGAGA